GGGGGCTGGTTTCCTGAGTGTGTTTTGTTCATGAGGATCGGAATAACTGTCCGGTCCTTGGAAGGGAATGAGCGATGGCAGGTGAATCAGCCGAGGTTGAAGTGCATACGCAGGGATACAATGATTTCTTTTGGAATGTCGTGTACATCAATGGAATCGAGATGAGGCCGCGTTTTAACGTCGAGTCAATCAGCGAGGGACACGACACAAGCGAGTCACTGAAACGGATTGCAGCCGAGGCATTCCGTCTCGGATATCGTCAGGGATTCGCGAATTCGCAGCGGGTGATTCGTGAGGCAATCGGCGTTAAATGAGTAGCGGATAACCATAGCCCTGCTCAAATTGCATTGACATTTGGCCGCGATCCTGGCATGATGTCTCTACCGCTGGTGTTATGACGACTCTTGACTGTTCCGCGCACAGGTTTTGCGCGTTCGCAGCGTCATGGAGTGTCGTAAAGATGTGGAAGCTAGTCGCGGAACTGCTCACCAGCAAAAAAGCCATTGCGACACTCGCTGGCGTGTTGATCGTCGCCAGTAACAGAATTGGCCTGCAACTTCCCGAAGAGGCCATTACGCAGATCATCGGCGCGATTGCGGCGTATGTCGTGAGCCAAGGTCTTGCAGACTTTGGTAAGAACAAGACGGTTCCGCCAGCTGTGTTGCTGTTCGTCGCCTGCTCATGTGTAATGGTGGCATGATGGCCAAGAAAGCCCCCGCAAAACCTCCAGCAAAGCGAAAGCCAGCGGCTAAGAAAGCCCCTGCCATTGCTGTTGAGCCATCGAAGCCAATCGCGTGGCGGTCTTGGTTAGTCAGTGGGGCCGAGGCTGCTGCGTTGATTGTTTGCGGTGCTGTCGGCGGAATCTATGCAGCCGGTGGCATTCCGATCGGGCCGGGGCCGGTGATCCGCAATGACGTGCTTCAGCAGTCCTACGACGCCGACAGGATCACTCAGGCGGCTGTCTTGCGAGAGTTGTCCGAGCAGGACTTTGACGGCGGCACGGATGATGGCCGACGCAAGGCTGGCGAGTGGTTTAACGCTCAGCGGTTCCGCAATCGGGCCAATGATTTTGGCGGTTATACGGATCAAGTGGCGGAAGCGATCGCGGCGAATTCAGAGGATAAATTAGCGGAGCAATTGGAAGAAAAATAAAAAACCCCGCGATGGTTGTCGCCATCCGGGGAAGTGTCCCAAACCTGATTGAGAGGAATGAGAGATGAAGATTCGACACGATGAAGTAATGGTTGTCAATGCGAAACTAAAACAGATTGGAATGAGCTTCAAAATTAAAATGGGGACGCAACGTGTCAGCCACGCGGTATTCGAATGTGAGTGTGGCAACAAGCTGCTGATGATTGTTGGGAATGTGAAGTCAAATAAAAGTAAGTCGTGCGGTTGTCTAAACGATGCTGTCCGTGGGCAGTGTCTTGTGAAACATGGCCAAAATAGAAGTAGGCATCGAACTGCTGAGTACAGGACATGGTGCGGCATCAAGGATCGGTGTCATCGCGAAACGTCAAAGTGTTTTCAGTTTTATGGTGCGCGTGGAATCAGAGTATGCGAACGTTGGCTAAATTCATTTGAGGCATTTTTTGAGGACATGGGACAACGGCCAGTTGGTTGTTCAATCGACAGGATCGACAATGCGAAAGGCTACGAGCCGAGCAATTGCCGATGGGCAACGTGGACGCAACAGCAGCGAAATAAGACTTCAAATGTGTTAATGACCATTGACGGTGTAACTAAGTGCCGTGGTGAATGGGCGCAATGTGAAGGTGCGGCAGAATACTTCCTGATTAGATCGCGAAAAAAACGCGGCTGGTCAGACAAAGAGGCGGTTTTCGGACAAAACAAATGAGTGATTTCACAGGATACAATCCAGAGGCCGAAGACCGATTCTTCATTTCCTCACTGACAAGTGGCGAGGAAGTGTTGCAATTGGTTGGGGCGTATCGTGAGCAGTCTCTTGACCCTCGCAAGTTGATCCGCGTTGAGAACCAATTGCAAATGGGCAGTTGCGCCGGACACTCACTATCGTCGAATCTTGAGTGGCTTTACTGCATCGCTACTCAAGGGCAAATCGTCCAGCTGTCGCGAATGGCCGGATACATTCTTGCTCAGGATCGAGACGGAATCAGGACTGATTCTGGAAGTGTCGTTTCTTCAGGCGTCAAAGTCGCATTAGAGACAGGGATTCCAGAGGAAAGCCTTTGGCCTTACCCGCGAAGCTACAGTCGCACAAAGCCGGGTAATGATTGGCAAAAAAACGCTGAAAAATACCGGATCGCAAAGGCAGTAAAGATCACGAGCTGGGAACAGTGGAAAACGTGGCTCGGATCTGGGCAAGGCGGGATTCATACCGGCATCAGTTGGGGAAACTCAATGAACAAAGCTGTCGTTGAATCGTTCAGCCCTGGCGGCGGCGGGCATTCGATCGCTGCTCTTTGCTTGTCTGAACGCAAGGATCGAAACGGCGAACCCTACTCATGGATCGCGAATAGTTGGTCGGAGTCATTCGGCAATAACGGATGGCAGGAGTGGAGTCCGACAGCGGTCAAGCAAATGTGCCAGCATCGGTTCACGTCGTTCGTCGGCCTTTCAGATATGCCTGCGGTCAAACCACGCGAATACTCGCTGCACAATCTCAAAAAGGATCTCCGCATATGAGATTAATCATCCTGATATTCGTTTCCGGATGCTGCTTCGGTTGCTCGCAATCAGTCGAGCTTGCGGCCCTGAAGTTGTCGCTCGCAAATGCTCAAGAATCTATTGTCGACACGCAATCAAAGCAGATCGACAAGACTGACGAAGCAATCGGCATTCTCCGCGAAAACACAACCGCACTGGCAGCGATAAAAGCCAACATCGAAGCACTACAGGTCAAATCCGAAACTGCTAACAGTGAGGAGGTGATCCAGTCTAGTGAGCCGCCGGCAACAGCGAACGACACCCCTAACTCCTCTCAAGTCGCTACGCCGGCGGCTTCTTCTCGCACCGCATCAGACGGGACCGTTTTGCGGTGGAATATCGAAGGCAATTGGAATCCAACCATTTTGGAGACATCAGCACATCTTCGGGAACACGGAATCAACACGAACGGCATGACTCACCAAGAGATGGCTGACATTCATGCGTCGATTCATGATGGCAAACAGATTCCAGTTTCAGCAGTCAGGGTTAAAAATGCGGGTGCGGTTTCGAATTGTCCCGGAGGGATGTGTCCGACAAATCGAACACAGCGACGACGAGGACTTTTCGGAGGCTTGTTTCGATGAACTTGATCAAGCCAGTCGATCTGCGACACCTAAATATCCGCGAGGCAATCCAAGCGGTAATCAGCGGACGTATCGAGCGAATTGAATGGTCAGAGACGGTAAATTTGAAGTTGAAGCATGACGGCGAACAGGCAGTGTTGACAGTGACAGACGGGACGGTTGAGATTGATATTCCGGGGCCGATAAGTCCGGATGTGTTGCGGGTGACAGCGTTTGAAGATCATGCTTTGGTGGATCTAAGGTTGAATCAGGTAAGGATCAATTACTGATGAGCCGCGATGACACAATCATGACCAGCCTGCTCTACGAGCGAGCCGCGCAATGTGGATCATGGGCAGGGGATCTGGCCGTCAGTAAAGAGGGTGAGACAATCGACTTTTATGGTCGGCGGATGTTGAGATTGGAAAAGAAAAAGCGGATCAAATCGACGGACACAGACGAGGAAATTGCAAGGGCGATAACTCCAATCATGGCGTGGCTGTTCTGGCAGATCGCTCCGGAACTGTTGTTATGGATTGTCGCAGCGATCAGAAAACGAATTTGGCAACAGGAGCCGCAACATTGAACATTTCGGCAGAAGTTATTTTGGGAGTGATTACAGCACTTGGAGCGGTTCTTAGTGGTGCTGTTGGGAAAATGTGGATTTGGTTCACTGCTGAACTTCGCGAGTGCAAAGACGACCGCAAATCGTTGAACGAACGAGTAGAGCAGATGCACCAAAATATCGCCGAGATCAGCACAACAGTAGGACGGCTTGAAGGCCGATTGAGTGACGACAAATGACGGCGGTTATCAATGTTGTGGCGTTTTTGTTGTCGATGATTTGGGACGCAACAGGCGGGCTGATTTATTCAGTTTGGAAACAGTTGCAGTAAACGCGGATCGTTGATCCGCTGTTGATTTGGGGGAATCATGAACGCATACGAGACATCGATCAACCTTGGGCTAACCGGGACAGACGCGGAGCAGGTAGCAACTCTCAAGGCTACCGGCGTTACAGCACGTCCGATCATTCTGGCCGAACTGCTTTTCCTGCTCAACTTCCGAGGCATGTTGACGAAATTGGTCAACAACAACTCCGACGAAAAATGGTCGGGAACAGTGCTGGCAATGAAGGCTGCGATTGCTGCTGATGCGGTCGCAACGGCTCATGTCGATCGGTGGCTGTCGCACATAACGAACCCTCGCAATACACATTGGGACACAACTGACGCGAACTATGCTGCCCCGTTCTGGGCAATGTCTCAGGCGGTCGCTGGTGGTCCGGGAATGCCAAGTGTTGAGGATTTTGCGGCGGTTGCTGCATTGGGTGGTGGGTGGTTGTTTGCGGATTTGACGGCGGAACAATTCGCGGCACAGCGAAACGCGGCAGCAGCGGAGGCGGATCGTCAACAGTTTCAATCGGAGTGGGTGTCGTGGCTGAATGAAACAATCAATCCGCTGATTGCTGTCGGTGATCGTTCTGCGGTAAATGCAGCACTTGCTGGGAAGCAATTCTGATGGCTGACGCAACTATTTTGGATCTACTCGGTACTGACATCCATCTGCATTACGACGTGAGTGATGCTGCCTTAATTTTTGAGGACACGAGCGGCACGGATGCGGCTGAAGATGGAGATGTTGTTAAATGCCTGAAGCCAACAGCACATGCGGTGCTGGCCGTTAACCTGACGGAGGCGACGAACGGCCCGACGTATGCCGCTAACTACAGCGGCAGCGGATACCCTGCGATTGTATTTGACGGCACAAATGATCTGCTCCGAAACGGCAGCACAGGGGCAACAGCAGGGCGATTTTTCGGCTTGTGCGTGCTTACCCCAGTCGGAGTTGGCCGCGTTTGGGCCAGAGGAAATTCCACGACGGCTTACAGTTCGCTGTATATCAATTCATCGACGGTTCCTCGATACCAAAGCCACAACGGAACTACCCTGACGGATCTCACGATAACGACATCAGGCAGGGTGTGTGTCGCTCAGTGTTTTGGGGCCAATCAGCAACAGATAGATGGACTTGGAGCCAGTTCCGGAACGTCATCTGCAACATCACCAGTCCACGCTTCACTCGCGGCAGAACTGACGCTTGGGGCGTTGTGGACTGGCTCAGCATCGCAGTTTGGCTCGGTCGCGTTTCACGAACTGCTCATAATCGGTGGTTCGTGCGAGTGGGGCCAAGTGCTTCGGGCTGCAAAACTATTGCGGACTAAATGGGGCATCACCGATCCAAACGGCACGCCACAGTCGGCAAGCGGCGGCGGAATACCAATCGCTCGCGGAATGCACGGGGGTATGAGATGAGTGAATATGTTTACGCTAACACCGCGTCGCAAACAATTGACATCTTTCTGCAGGACTCAAGCAGTTCAACGGGCCAAGGGCTGAGCGGGTTGGTGTTTAACTCTGCGGGGCTTGTGGCCTCGTATCGCAAAGGTGCGACAGGCTCACGGACGGCCATCACACTGGCAACTCAGACGGTTGGTGGTGCGTATTCAAGCGGTGGATTTGTAGAGATCGACGCAACGAACATGAAGGGCGTTTATCGTCTCGACCTGCCGAACGCAGCGGTTGACACGGAAGGATTTGTCACGCTGTATTTGTATGGTGCGACTAATCTTTTGCCGACAGCATTGCGGATCGACTGCAGGCCATTGCCGGTTGATGTGAAGAAGGTTGATACGCAGACCGCCTCAGCATCAGCGGGGGTTACGTTTCCCGCGTCCATCGCATCGCCAACAAACATCACCGCAGCGACTGGTGTTACACTTGCTGCCGTGACTCACACAGGGGCAGTGATTCCAACTGTTTCGAACGTGACCGATGGTGTCACACTCGCAGCAACACAACCAGCAATCACGTTCGGTGCAGTGACAATCGACGTTTCCGGGTCAACACCAAACATCACACTAACAGGATCGGGCAGCGGTAACGGCATTGAGTGGACGAGATCAGGGTCGGGCAATCCATTGGACGTAGACGTGGTTGATCAAATTCAATCAGGACTCAGTACAGAAGTTGCAGCAATCAAAACGAAAACGGATCAGCTCACTTTCACGACTCCAAACAAGGTTGATTCAACAGCGGAACTGGACTCCGCTGTTGCTACGCAGATCACGAACATCGAAAACGCATCGGGCTACCTCTTGGCTGTTCTAGCCGGAGCATGTGCAGATCCGCAGACGGCCAGTGAGACTTACGCAATCACGGTGTTCGGGTCTACGTTCACCGTCGACATGGCAGGGCAGACAAGTACAGGCACAAGGACAGCTCCAACGCTGACAAAGGCGTAAAATGAGCCAAGGAAGATACTCACAACGGGGGTTTGCGTTTCAGGGCTTTTCGTTTCGGACGTGGGGGCTGGCTGGGGCTGGGGAGGCTGCGGTTACGGATCCTGTCGCAGGCTGGACGGCACGGCCTGCACAGCGGCATTTGGTGGCATCGTCGGCAAATCGAGTAAGCATCACGACGCCACAGAACAGAGTTTGGATTGCGAGGGCTGACAATGGCTGAATGCGTGCAATCAATCAATGTGATTTGTAAGCATGTCGAATCGAACGACACCTATTACGTCGATCTGGCTCCAAGGCTTGGGACAGGCGAAACGGTTAGCAGTATCACGTCTGTCACTCCATCAGATGCGAACATGACTGCAGGATCAGCAGCAGTTCTTACAGCGGCTACGACCGTCACGACAACTGTCAGGGACCAGGCCGGGAACACTACAACTGTTACTTATGTGATTGCAGCAAACAAGGGGGCATCGTTTACGTTGACTGGTGGCAGCACTGGAGCAGGTTGTGGCACTGTGACTGTAAAGTTCGTGAAGAGTACAGGCAAGGCAGATGCGGTCGATTGTTTGGTTGAGGTGCATGGGGTTGATGTCTAATGCCATCAGCACCAAAGACATTCAGAAGCAGTGAGCGAGCTAAGGATCGTGAGCAGTTTCGAGGCTCGAAGCAATCACGAGGTTATGGTGGTGAGTGGGAACGGATCAGCAGGATGAAGCGACAGGCCAATCCGGTGTGCGAGGTGTGCCACAATGCGACTGCTGATGATGTGGACCACATCGTTCCGTTCGATGGAGTGGATGACCCAAAGCGGACAGAATGGCAGAACCTGCAGAGCATTTGCAGAGCCTGCCACAACCGAAAAACATTCTTAAAATGAAGACGAGCATATAACAGCGGGCCCATATGCGTGAATGCCATTTAGTTACCTGACAGAGCAAAAAACCTTTGGCGGGTACTTTAAAAAAAATCGAGCAGTTGGGAGGGGGCGAAAATTTTGGCGAGTATGAAACTGCAGAACCGCCCTTTAGCCGCGCGTGTTTTTCCGCAAAACGAAACGGCCTTTAGACATGGCTAGACCAAGAAAACCAACCGCACTGAAAATCCTTCACGGCGATTTTGACAAAGATCCGCAGCGACGAAATCACCAAGAGCCACAGCCGTCGACTGACTCGCCAACATGCCCGAGTCAGTTGGGGATTGTTGGCCGAAACGAGTGGAGGCGTATATGTGCAGAGCTAGAAATGCTCGGGGTAATTTCTCTGGCCGAGCGGCCTGCTATTCTTCGGTACTGTCATGCGTACCAGCAGCATCACGACTTCGAGCGACAGGCAAAGAAGGACGGTCGGTGGCAAGTCAGTGCGACCACAGGATTGATATCAGAGCATCCAGCCAGCAAGGCCGCAAGAGATCTGGCAAACCAGATGATCAAGTTGCTTTCAGCTTTTGGGATGACCCCGACATCACGAACGCGATTAGCAGTTAAGGAAAAAACACAAGTTGACCCAGACGAAAAACTTTTCTTCGGATGAGTTCTATTTCGACGACAATGAAGCGTTCAAGGTTAGTCGGTTTTTCAGCCAAATGCTCACTCATCCAAAAGGAGGGAGCGGAAAGCCAAAGCCGTTCATTCTTGAGCCGTGGCAGGATGAGTACGTTCGCAATTTGCTGGCATGGAAACACAAATCCACGGGACTCCGGAAGTACAGAACGACGTATTGCGAGATCCCTCGCAAGAATGGCAAGACTACCCTAGCGGCTGGCATCCTGCTTTATATGCTTCTGGTTGATAAAGAAAACGGAAAGGAGGTCTATTCAGCGGCGACGACACGAGATCAAGCGGGGCTGGTTTACGAAATCGCTGCCGGCATGGTGTCTAACAATCCCATGCTGAAAAGCCGGTGTGAGCTGATTAAGTCGAAGAAGCGAATTGTCACAGCAGACGGATATTTTCAAGCCTGCTCAGCGGAGGCAGGGGCGGTTCACGGTAGCAATCCTCATTGCGTGGTCTTCGATGAGCTGCACTTGCAACGCGATCGGGAAATGTGGGAGGCGTTTCACACTGGTTTCGGGGCTCGCTCTCAGCCGGTGTTCATCGCCATCACGACGGCAGGGCATGACAAATCAAGCGTCTGCTGGGAACAGCACGAGTACTCACGAAACATCATCAACGGGAATATCGAGGACGATAGTTTTTACCCGCTGCTCTTTGGGGCGGATCCAGAGGACGATTGGACCGACGAAGCGACATGGGAAAAGGCAAATCCCTGTTTGGATATTTCACTGAATCGCGACTATCTAAAGGCGGAATGTAAACAGGCACAGGAAATACCAGGTCTCGAGAACTCATTTCGCCGCCTTCACCTGAATCAGTGGACCGAACAAGAAAGCAGACTGATTCCGATGCAGCAGTGGGACAAATGCGAGACCAGAGCACAGGTTGAAGAATTTGATGGGCAGGTGTGTTTCGGGGGGCTTGACCTGTCGTCGACCAGAGACGTGACTGCATTCGTTTTACTGTTCCCAAAAGCAGACGGCGTTCAAGTATTTCCGTGGTTCTGGATTCCAGAAGACAACATCAACAAAAGGGCGGCACAAGATCAGCGAGTCATTCGAGCGTTTGCGGATGCTGGCTATGTCGAAGTCACGGAAGGAAATGAGGTTGATGTGATGCACGTCGCGGCGCGTATCACTCAGATTTGCAGCCCGTTCGATCTTCGTCGCATTGGGTTTGATCCGTGGAACGCTGCAGGACCAACGCAGCGAATGAAAGAGTTGGGACTGCCGGAAGACGTGTTGGTTAAGATGCCACAGGGCACAGCAACATACAACGAGCCGATAAAGCAACTACTTTCGATGCTCGGATCAGGGCGTTTTAAACACGACGGAAACAAAGTTTTGAGATGGATGGCATCAAACGCAGCAGGAATGGAGGACAGCAATGGAAATCTGAAGTTTCACAAGGGCAAGTCAGGCGATAAAATCGATGGAATGACTGCACTAGGAATGGCCTTGGCGTTGTATATTTCAGAAAATCCAGAGGGTTCTGCATATAAGCAAAGCGGATCCGGCGTAATTTTATTCTGAGGTGGCTATGGAATACGGTGTTACTCAATTCGTAGTCAACGCTACGCCGGTCGGTCGCAACGAAGATCGAATGTGGAATCCTATGCCGTTCACAAACGGCGGCCAGTCGTCTGCTGGCGTGAAGGTTACACAGCGATCGGTGCTCGGGTATCCTCCTCTTTGGCGAGCCATTAACCTGATTAGTTCGAGCGTAGCGGGGCTGCCCTGTGATGTCTTTCGTCGTCAACGCGACGGCGGGAAAAAAGTGGACATGCGGCATTCGCTGCAGTATCTACTGGAAAAAAAGTCAAATCGATGGATTCACGCCTACACGTTCCGGCGAGCCATGACGGCCGTCGCTGCCCTGCATGGGAATTCATTTGCAGCAATTGACCGCATCGACGGGCGTCCTGCTGGCTTCATCATGTGGGACACGCAGAACACGCTGGTAAAGGTCGACAACGGGCGGTTGTGGTATGTGACTTACATCAACGGCAAGCCGGTTCGAGTTCCTGCGGAAGACATGCTTCACATTCGCGGATTTGGCGGTGATGGCGTCATGGGATGGCCAATTCTGGAACTAATGAAGGACGCTCTCGGCGCAGGCATGGCGGCTCAGCAGTTTGCGGGCCGATACTTTGCCAACGGATCGAACATGAGCGGCCTGCTGATGGTGCCAGGCTCATTTAACGAGGAAAAGATTCGCAACACCATGCAAGCGTGGAACAGTATGCAGCAGGGGTTATCAAATTCACACAAAGTTGCATTGCTTCAGGACGGTGTGAAGTTCCAACAAATGACGATCCCAAACGATGCTGCTCAGTTTCTGCAGACACGCGAATTTGAAACGCGACAAACCGTGAGCAACATCACCGGTGTCCCTCCGCACATGCTCGGAGATTCCACACGCACTAGCCACAACAGCCTAGAAGCGGAAGGGCAGAGTTATCTGGATTACACACTGCAACCTTGGCTGCAGACTTGGGAGGCAGAGCTGGAAGACAAGGGGCTGACAGAAAAAGAAAAGGAAAAGGATTCGCACGTCGTCGAGTTCAATCGCGAGGCCCTGATTCAGATGACCTTCGAATCTAAGGTGAATGGTATTTATCGGCAGATCGAATCAGGCGTGATGACACGCAATGAAGGCCGCGCGCGACTGAATATGCCGTCCACAGGCCCGGAAGGAGATGTTTTTTATCATCCAGCTAACTGGATGGTTTCAGGTGAGGAACCGGAACCAGCAACAGGAGCACAGCCTATGAAGGAAACGCCGGCCGAAGAGGACAACACGGAAAACCTGCTGCGGGCGATGGTGACGAGTAGCGTGACCGAGGCCCTGAAGATTGAGCGGGACCGTGTTGTTCAGCGTGCAGGGATGCAGGCGGCGAACTTCATGGGGGCAGTCAATGAGTTCTACGCCACGTGGACCGACAGAACAGTGTCTGCTTTGACGAATTCTGACGCTCGCCTGGCAATTATCAGCCATGCTGAAGAGTCGAAACGCCTTCTCAGTGACGTTCATAGTTGTTCCACGACATCGAGCCTCAAAGCAAATGTGTCTGACGTGGTTGCGTCGTGGGATTCACGGGCCGACAATCTGGTGCAAAACCTCATGAAAGCGGTGCAAAAATGAAGCATAAAATTACACTTTCGCTGCCAAAACGCATCGAAAACGCGGTAAAAGACGAGAATTTTCGCGTGTTTTACAACGATTCCAGCGAGGAACTGGAGGTGTTTCTTTATGGCGTCGTTGGTGACGAATACACCGAATCAGACGCGGGAAGCATTTCCAGAATCCTTGCTGCCAATAGGAACAAACCGGTGACGATGCGGATCAACTCCGGAGGCGGGTTGGCGTTCGACGGGCTCGCAATTTACAACGCTCTGGCCGATCATAAGGGGCCAACCACGGCAATCATTGAAAGCCTTGCGGCATCGGCGGCCAGTCTTGCGGCGATCGGAGCCGACAAGGTAAAGATGTATAGCAACGCGACGTATATGATTCATGAAGGTATCGGTTTTGCTTACGGCCACATTGCTGAAATTAAAGAAACGCTCGAATGGCTGGAGTCATTCAACGCTGCGGCCATCACGACTTATGCGGAACGCACTGGAAAGCCGGAAAAGGAGATTGCAGCGGCGTTGCTCGGCGCGAATGGCGACGGCACGAAATACAACGCCACGCAGGCTTTAGAGATGGGATTTGTGGATGAGATTATTACGGCCGGCAGCGGCAAGAAGTCAAAGTCAAAGAACGAAACGGCAGTCGTGCAGGCCATGCTCAATTACCGAATTGCAAAATTAGGATTGACAAACCGCCGCTAAGCTGTTTACTGTCCACACATCAAGCCGTGATAGTATCAAGCGATGCGAGTCCGACACCTGCGATCTGAAGTGATAAGTTTCACGCCAGTCGTTTGCAGTTTTTCGATTTACGAAACACTGCCAGCGGTTGGCGTTTTTCGTTGACCCTGGCGAAACAGGAATCAACGAAATGACACTTAAGGAATTGCAGGCAAAGCGTCAATCCCTGCTAGATGACGCTCAGAAGATCATTGACGCTGCTGGCGATCAGATGATGTCCGACGAAGACGCAGTGAAAGTGAAGGCTTCAATGGATGAAGTCGACACCGTCTCAGCGTCAATCGACGACCTCGCCAAAAAGGCAAATGAGCAGACTGAGTTGCGAAACAAACTGCACGCTGCCAAGAGCAAGCCGGATAACCCAACGATCCGAGCCATGTTCAGTCAGTTTGGTGGCACAATGGCACCTTCGCTGCCGCATGTCGGCAATGGCGTCTCTCAGCTTCCGCGCAATGTGAAGCGATCTGCCGTCAAGAACTTCAAAGGCGAAGTTGATGGCATGGAAGCTCAGGTTCGAGCGTACCGATTCGGCATGTGGGCCATGGCCACTCTGTCGCAGCAGTCAGGCGGCCGGTTCCGCAATCAGCAGGCCGTGAACTACTGCCTCGAAAACGGGCTGATCACCAACGCAGCGCACGGCGAAGGTGGATCCGATGCCACCGGTTCACACATTTTCGTGCCAGACGAATTCGGAACTGACCTGATTCTGTTGCGCGAACAGTTTGGCGTGGCTCGCCGGCTGCTCAACATCGTGCCGATGTCCTCAGACACGAAAACAGAACCTCGCCAGTTGTCGGGACTGACTGCTTACTTCGTTGGTGAGAATTCAGCCGGCACCGAATCGACCATGAGCTTTGACGATGTCACTTTGGTGGCCCGCAAACTGATGGTTCTCGCTCGCCTGTCGAACGAACTGAATGCCGATGCTGCAATCAGCTTTGGCGACAAGCTAGTCGGTGAAATCGCCTACGCCTTTGCCAATAAGGAAGACGAGTGTGTGTTCAACGGCACCGGAACAAGCACTTACGGCCACATCACCGGCATCCGCACTCGGCTGGATGAACTGACGGCCGGAACGGCTCCGGGGCTCACTCTCGGAGCAGGTAACGCCTATGCTGAACTGACGCTCGCCAACTTCCAGAGCGTTGTGGGTTCGCTTCCGCAGTACGCAGACCGTCCGGGTGCTGGTTGGGTGTGTCACAAGACGTTCGCTCACACAGTCATGCAGCGGTTGGCATTGGCGGCCGGTGGATCAACGGCAACGGAAATCATCAACGGCATCCCGACGCTGATGTTCCTTGGCTATCCAGTCACGATCAGCCAAGTGTTTCCATCTGTGGAAGCAAACAGTCAAATCCCCGTCATCTTCGGTGACTTGTCACTGGGAGCCATGTTTGGAGACCGTGGACAGGAAACAATCGCATTCTCCACTGAGGCAACCGTCGGCGGTGAGTCCATGTGGGAACGGGATCAGATCGGCGTCCGCGGCACGGAGCGTTTCGACGCTGTTGTGCATGACTACGGCAGCAACTCTGTCGCCGGCCCGATCGTGGGCTTGGAAATGGCTGGCAGCTAATTTGCTGACAGCGGCCTGACTGCGGAGGGTTCGACGTGAACCCTTCGTGTTTCTGAAAACAATCCCAAAGGGGAAACAATATGATTCGAGAACGATTGGTGAATGACTCGCTGCTGATCTCTCCGCGATCGCAAACGAACACGCAGACGAATACAGCAAATCTTGACACCAAGGGGGCAAACTACGCCACCATTCGTGTCGCGTTTGCCAGTGAGCTGAACACGAACGCCGTTGGGCCTACGCTTGTTCTGTCACATTCTGACGACACGGTAGTGACGAATTTTGCAACGCTTGACACACAAACAGGCTTGGATTTGACTGCCGCGCGTGAAGTGCATTACGGCGTCGACCTGCGAGGCAAAAAGCGATACCTGCGACTGGCCGTCACCACAGCAACTGCGACCAACGACAATGTCACGTTTGCCGCAGTGGCAACACTCAGCGACCTCGAGAATTCTCCGAACGGAACGACCAGTGTGGCTGACACGACAGTGTTTGTGTAATGAGCGGAAGCACGATCAATTACGAGGCTGTCGCACCTTGGATGCAAGGGAAAGCCTTTAACGTCTACACACAATTTGGTGAGGACGGATTGATCGCGTTTGCGCTTGATAAAATTGGACCGAAAAACCGTCACTGCTTTGAAATTGGAGCAGCTGACGGTCGGTTCTTTTCCAATACATTACGACTTCGCGAACTTGGCTGGTATGCGGTGCTGATTGAGGCCGACCAGCGGCACTTTAACAAACTGCAGGCTGAATTCGGGCAGCAGTCAGCGTGCATTTTCGGAACGTGCGGTGACCTGGATGACATGCTCATTCGAACCACAATCAACCGCACGCCTGACCTCGGAATTATCGACATTGACGGACAGGACTATTGGCTTTGGCACGACATGGTTGAAATCAGGCCGCGAGTCATGCTCGTGGAAATCAGCACGCAGGGCCGATCAATGCCAGTTCCTTTGCGTGGCGAGCCATACCCGGCACAGGCCGGACTTGAACAAATAACGCAGCTTGGAGCCTCAAAAGGTTACACGCTCGTCGCAACAACTTACTGCAACGCTCTTTTTATAGAAAACTCATGTCTCTGAAACTGAACATCGGTGCTGGCTCAACTGTTATTCCCGGATTCACCCCGATCGACCGCAAGTTCGGTTCGGAGGCGTTTCCGTTGCAGTACGCCGACAATTCCGTGGATGAGATCAGAGCCTCGCACATCCTCGAGCACTTCAGCTTTGCGGACGCCCAGGAAGCCCTAAAGGAATGGACGCGAGTTCTGAAGCCCGGCGGACGTATTCGGCTGGCGGTTCCAGACATTGAGGCGAAGGAAAAGGCAGATCCGGACGAGTGGCCATTTATTATCATGGGCGGACAAACTGACGACAACGACTTTCATAAATCAGCATGGAACGAAACACGCCTACGGGCTCACATGGAGCACTTCGGACTGCAAAGCGTCAAGCGATGGGAATCGCCAAACACAGACACGGCGGCTCATCCATGCTCATTGAATTTAGAGGGCGTGAAGCCAGCGGCAGCCGCCAAGAAAGCATTGACCGTAAAAGTCGGTGCGTATTTGACTCTTCCGCGTTACGAAGCGGTCGCAGCCAGAACGATCATTGAGCAAGCTTTGAAGCCACATAAGATTGACCTCACGACAACGCAAGGCGTGTTCTGGGGCCAGTGTATGCAACGCATGTTTCAAGACGCTGTCGACAAAAACATCGACTGGATTCTGTCACTGGATTCAGACAGCCTTTTTAATCAAAAGCATATTTCCGATTTGTTCGCGCTGTTTGCGGCGAATCCACAGATCGACGCTTTGGCAGCTTTGCAGTGTCGACGCGGCGGAAAGTATCCGCTGATGACGACTGGCACCGGCGTGCAGGATGAACACGTACAAGTCGACGGCCGGCCGATCAAGGCGACAACGGCTCATTTTGGCCTCACGCTCATTCGCGTCAATTCATTGCGTGATGTGAAGAAGCCATGGTTCTGGTCGCAGCATGATGAAAGCGGCAACTGGTCAGATAACAAGCTCGATGATGATATTTGGTTCTGGCATCAGTGGCGACTGGCCGGCAAGACGATTTACGTGGCTCCTTCAGTGTCGATCGGGCATCTAGAAGAAACAGTTGCGATGTTCGATTCAGACTTGCAACCCAAGCACATCTACGTGCATGAATGGCGAAAGGAAAACGGGCTGTGATTGTCTTACTTAAACCGTGGAACGGGCTGCCAGTCGGCTTCGTAAACACGGTGATCGGACGGGGGCCAGCGGCAGAACTGGTCAGACGCGGGATTGCTCGATGGTCAAACGAATTTGAGAACGAGGACTCGAAATGCACCCAAGCCCAACCTTCAAAACGACCACGGGGCCGACCATCGAGCCCCTCACGCTCGACGAACTGAAAACACGTCTTCGCATCACAACGTGCCACTTCGACACGGAACTGCAAGACCTGCTGAAGTCCGCACGAACAACAATTGAAAGTGAATGTTATCGACGGCTGATCACGCAGACGGTGGAAATGCACATTCAGGACTTTCCTGGCACCTATGGCGACATTGAAATCCGGATGGCTCCGATTCAGTCCATCGCGCACATCAAGTATTATGATCAAGACGACACGCTGACGACGTTCGATTCGGCAAAGTATTACACCGACCTGACAAGCGTGCCTCCGCGAATCGTGTTGAAGGAATCACAGAGCTGGCCCATCACACAGGAGGAGCGGCCAAACAAAGTCGTCATCACCATGCAGGCGGGATACGGTGCAACGGCAGCCAGTGTTCCTCCGGCAGCGAGACTGGCAATCGTGGAGTATTGCCGAACGCATCGCGATGGCTGCGAAGGATCGAATGCACGCTACAAGGCGTTGGTGTCTGAACTGCAATGGACGGCGTTTCATAAGGTCTGGGCATGAAACACGACTGCCAAACACGCGACAAACTCGTTCGCATTGAAAAACTGATCGGGCAAACCGCGGACGCTCACGGCCAGATTGATCAGACAACAAATGCAAACTGGGGGCAGCACTGTTCAGCCTGGTGTTGGGTAGTCAGTAAAGGCGGCCGGGAGTTCTGGAAGGTGCAGCAAACAAATGCAGATGTGTCGCATGTTTGGAAAGCGGACTGGACGCCGGAATTAGCTGACGCATTACCTGCCATGCGGCTGATTCACGAGGGCAACACATACGAGATTCTGAGTGTGATCGACATTGATTTGAATCACATGGAAATCGAGATTCAGACAAAGCGAGCGGTGTGATGTCGGCAGTGTCGGGTTTTGAGGATTTGGACAGAGTGTTTCGCGAATTGTCGAAAGGAATGGCAAACAGAATCGCGAGACCGGCACTCGGAAAGGCCGGGCGGTTGGCCGTAAAGAAGGTCAAGGCGACCATTCCAAGTCGCTACAAGGACATCAGGAAGTCAATCAAGTCGCGGTCGATCAAAACGAAATACAACGGCGGATTAGCCGGTAATAAAGTCGGAGCAGGCGTCAGTAGAAAACGAGAGACGAACCCTAAAGAGCGATCGGGCAAAAAAGGCGTTGGTATCGGAGCAAGGAACGTTCACTGGTGGTTCGTTGGGACTGGCGAGCGACGAACAAAGGCAGGCAAAAGAACTGGGCGAATGCCGAAGCATGCTGTCGGAGTCAGTGAAGTCGTCGGAGCGGCAAAAGGCGAAATCGCAGCGATTTTAAAAACCAACATCGAAACAGGCATTGAAAAAGAAGCGGCACGACTCGCAAAGAAACGATTATGAAAAGCGGATTGGTTTCACTTCTGACGGGCGAAGCGACGGTGTCTGCAATTTGCAGCAGCCGAGTGTATGTCAATCGCGCCCCGCAGAATGCAATCTTTCCTCATGTAATCATCACGCAAATGGGCAGCGAAGAAAACGCAACGTTGGATGGAGCCAGTGGCCAATTGCGATTTATCGACTTTGATATTGATTGCAAAGCCAAGTCATCCGTACAGGCCGAGAGCTTAGCAAACGCTGTTAGAGTATTCATCGACGACTACAGCGGAACAGCGGGCAGCTTCACAATCGGGGCCGTTTTAATGAATGATGAATCAGACGATTATGAGCCTCCTCAAGATGGCTCAGATGTTGGTGTGTTCGTGGTCACTCTGGATCTGACGGTCCATTACAACACTTGAAGGGGCCTGAGAAATGGCGAAGTTAAAAGTAAAAGGAACTGTGTTATCGTTGGGGTCTGGTACGACATACACGCCAGTCGCGCAGGTGCGATCATTTGGCGTCGATGGTCTCGAAACAGAAACCTACGACAGCCGGACACTGGATGGAACGGCCGGAGTCGAATACGACCCAACAGGCTACGTGGAAGGCGGATCAACTACCTTTGAACTGCTTCACGATCCTGCTTTGGCGGGACACCAGAATATTCACGACTTAGTGACATCGGCTTGCTTGAATACCAACGGCACGGCAAACAAGACCAACTGGAAAATCATTTTTGCCAATACCGCATCCACAGAAATGACGATGGTTGCCGCCGGCGTAGGATTTTCGATCACTGGAGAGGCTTCATCCGGATTGGCGGCATCCGTTACGCTTAAGCACGATGGCTGCCCCGTCCTCCCTACTTAATGAGGTGTTGACGTGAAGTGCTTAACGAACAGAGATATTGACGCTGACGTAAACTGTTTTCCGAAATACGTCAGCGAAACCGCGGTCGGCAAAAAGGTAATTAAGGCGGGAACCATTATTTGTCGCGATGAGTTTTCACTGGCTGATTGCGTGTCGTTGGTGCTTAATGGATTAGCCACGCCAGCCGATGAGGAATGTCGCAATGCGTGCAATCGATCAGAGGCACAAATCATGGCAGCCAAGGCAGCAATGGACCGGCTGTTAAGCGGCAAAGGAATGGCTGAAGATAAGGAAGAGGAAGACGAAAACGAAAACGAGGAGGATGACGAGTGACGCGGTCGGTAGTTTCGGCAGAAGAGTTTCTAACATCACCAGCACTGGAACGCCAAAAAATTGACGTTCCTGTTCCGGAACTCGGAGAGGGTAAAGTCATCCCGGTTTGGGGAATGACACCTCGCGAGCGGACGGAATTCGATGATCGTCAGGCTCGGTTGTCGAAGGCGCAACGAGCAAAGCAAAAGACAGAGATCCGGGAGCGAATCCTAGTTGAATGCTGCCGGAATGATGACGGCGTGAAACTATTTACCTTTGACCAGATCGCAACACTCGGGCAGCGTCGAGGGGATGTTGTCGAACGACTTGTCAACGTTGCTTTGGATCTATCCGGATTCACCGGACAGGATTTGGAGGCCCTCACAAAAAACTCAGAAGAAGCCATCGAAGGCTAACGGCACTTCGGCTGGCTGAATTTGTCGAGCACACAACAGACGTTGATGGAATGATGGATCGAATGACGCACGCTCAGTTCGACGAGTGGTGTGCAAAGGATTTAATCGAGCCGATCGGAAGTCGCGGAACGAACGAAATCATGACTCGGCTGGCAATGATGATTGCGGGATTTCTTGGGCAGGAAAACGTGAGCCCAGCAGCGTTTGCGTGGTGGATCGAAAGCAAAAAGGACAAGCCTGTCGATGATGATGTTGCGATTGCGGCATTGGAGGCGATAGGAGCAAGGAAAACCTGATGGCTGTCATTGCTGGCGATCTCGTAACACGGCTGGGAATCGACGGTCGCAAGTTTCAAAGCGGTTTGCAAAACGCACGAGGCGAGGCACGCTCTTTCGTCGCGGACGTTGGCAAGATCGTTTCCGGGCTGGCGCTGTATGACATCGGCAAAAGTGCAGTCACAGGCATTTTCGGCCTTGCGAAAGAAACGGTGAATCTCGCCGCAACGGCGGAAACGGCGGCCGTCCAGTTCAAAGTGCTGACAGGTTCAGCGGAGTCTGCCACGGCTGTCATGGCGGACATCAATAAGTTTGCAGCGGATACACCGTTCGAATCGATGGAGATTACTGAAGCCGCGAAACAGCTGATTGCGTTTGGCGGAAATGCTGGAACTGTCATCAGTGAACTGCAGACGCTGGGTGACTTGTCGGCAGGCATGGGTATTCCACTTACGGAACTTGCCGAGCTGTATGGCAAAGCCCGAATTCAGGGGCGGCTGTTTATGGAGGACATAAACCAATTGCAGGGACGGGGAATAAATGTTACTGCTGAACTGGCTAAAGAGTTTGGCAATGTTCGTGACGCTGTCGAAAAAGGGCAGGTCAACTTTGGGCATCTTGAGCGTGCGTTAAAGGCGATGACATCGGAGGGCGGTGCGTTCGCGGGCATGATGCAGGACATGAGCAAGACGTTTGAAGGGCAAACATCCACACTCATGGACAATTTCAAAACGATCGGGAGAGATTTAGGCGAGATGGTGCTGCCAAAACTAACCGAAATCGTCAGCGAAGCGAATAAGATTTTAGCCGCGTTCAATGCTCTCGGAGACGCACGCTGGAAGTTCCTTGGTGATGTGATCGTAGCCTCATTCGATGTTGGCATGGAAACAATCAAGCTTCACTGGTCAGACATGCTGAACAGCATGATCGATCAGGTGAGTGAGATTGACTGGTCTGCATTGCTAAACCCGTTCGCTGGGGTGAATATCAACGATCTCAGGCCGGAGGGCAAGCCGCAGAACTTGGCAGACGCACAGGGGCGACTCAATGCCCTTATGGGCAAACTGGCAAATGCTGGTGCCCAAAATGACATGACGAAACCAGGCGCAGCGAATCCGGGGTTTAACCGGAAGTGGATGGATCGCGAAGTTCCGAGGACGACAGCAGAAGCGGCCACAAGTTTATTCGAAAAACTGCAGGGCAAGTTCGCCGGTGCAAAAATGGGTGCTCAGGGAATCGCAGACCGTGCAAAGATTCAAGCGGGAGCCCTGGGCGGAATGTTCGAGAACTGGTTCGGCTCGCCTGACTGGGAAAAGAACAAGCAAAAGCAAGAAGAGCCACGGCTTGCCGGAGCAATGCAGAAAGGATCTCAGGAGGCATTTTCCACGATCTTTGCGGCTATGTTGAATCGCGGGAAAGATCCCGTTGTTAAGGCCACAGAAAAAGGTGCGGCAGCCGTCGTTAAAGCCATCAAAACAAATAAGCCGCAAATGATCTTGGCGATGGGGGCGGTGAATCCATGAGCGTAATTTTCAAAGAAGAAATTGGAAGCGGTCGCAAGGCAACCAACAGCAAAGGAATGCGAAGTTACTCGCGACAATTCCGGCTCGAAACCACATCGCGATCAGATGGACCGTATGCGGTTGGTAGCGACACAAACCTTCCGGCAATCGGCGCGACGCATCCAGAAGATTCTGGGGCATGGTGTACGACGCTGAGTGTGGAGAATACCGAAGACTGGAAAGGCTGGACGGTCACGGCGGAATACTCAAGTGAACGCGAGCTGTCAGAAACGCCAACATCCGACCCTGTATTTATCACATGGAATTCAGAGCAGTTCCAGCGACCGGCAATCGTAGACCAGACCGGCAACGCGATTGTCAATAGTGCTGGAGATCCGTTTGATCCTCCATACATGATGGACGATTCACGGCGAGTCGTGACGGTGACGAAGAATCTGACAACAGTGCCAACATGGATTTTGACATATCAGGACGCGGTGAACTCAGACACATTCACGGTAGATGGTGTTTCAATCGCCGCAGGCAAAGCAAAGATGCAGGCCGTGACGGTCAGCGAGGTACAGACACGCAACGGAATAGCGTTTCGCACTGTGGTGTTTTCAATCCATCTTCAGAAAAATGGCTGGTTGCTGGAACCGCTGGATGCGGGCTTTCGAGAAAACATCGCTGGTGTAATCTCGAACATCAGGAACGACGGTGATGATGAGCTTCCAGCAGCACCAGTTCCGCTGAATGGATCGGGGGCTGTGCTTTCAAATCCTACACCAGCCACGGCCGTATATGGTTCGTTTACTGTGTACGAAACCAAGGCGTTCTCCTCTTTGCCACTGAGCTAAAAACATGGCTGATGAAATTAAAGTAAACCAGTCCGTTCGGCTACTCAAAGGTGCTCTAAAGCATGAGTTTACGCCGCCTCAAATCTTGATGACGATGACAGGGGCATTGGTTTACGATGTAACGCTGAGCGTGGGCACATCGGAAGAGACCGCTGGCCCAGCATTTGGAGATATCGGAACAGAGGGGTTGTGCGTCGTCTATAACCTTGACTCGGTCAATTATGTGCAGGTCGGCTTTGCCACCACCGTTTATGGCATGCGGCTGTACGGTGCAGGGACTCCGGCAACGTTTACTATTGAGCCCGGAGCAACATTATACCTGAAGGCCAACACGGCATCTTGCAACGTTCGCATCATCGTCTACGAGAAGTGATCAAATGTCAGATCCTGTAGTTGGATTCGACGCAAAAGGCGCAGAGCAATACAAAAAGATTGCTCGTGAGGTTATGCGTCGAATGATGAATCCCGCTCAGGTGCGAGGGCGTTGGCAGCAACGAGAAGGCGGTTCCGGCGGCGGCCATACAATGTGGTTTGTCATCGCTGATGTTCTCTGCCCTGACGGCTATAAAGTCACGCAAAACACAATTCGAGTTACCCCGCTATGGTACACAGGAAACTGCGGCACAGTTCCGCCGGGCCGACAGGATGACGGATATTGGCACGTTTATGACATATGCAGTTATTTGTCTGGGCAGGTCGCTGACGATTTGCCCGGAACAACTGGCAGAGCGACGTATTACTACCCGTACACAGCCGACGATTACGATCCCCCACCTTGCGTTCCGGCATGGATCTTGAGCGACCTTTGCGCACAGCCGGAGTGCTGACGAATGCCATCACGCTACCTTCGCAGATCGTCACCAGACAGGCTCAAGCCATGCTCAGAGCGAATGGTTGACGTTTGCGACATCGAAACGGCTGATGGCTGTTGTGGTGTGATTCCTTGCAAGCTTTGCATTGAATGGGAAACCTACGACGACGGCATCGCCTACGGTTCAGCGACATTCGCTGGCTCATCATGGACAGGCACGGTTGGCGGCCATGCGTTTGTATCGTACTGGGAGAGGAATTACGAGACCGACGAATGCGAATATGTTGTTACTCTCGACGACGAGGAAGTGTACCGCGCGAACTGCTACGAGGGGGCAAGCTGCCGAGATCCGAGCGGCACGGTGGCAGTGGCAACGGCATATCTCGAAGGCACGTTGAGCTGGAGCAAGCACGAGCCACGAGAACTAGCGTTGATTGTTGATCCTGACACAGGCTGCAATGATTTCTTTTGCGGTGATTGCCGTTGCTCGTGTGATTGTCTTTGCGTAACGATTACGCCCTACAGCGGCGATATTGTCGCGGGTGAGATTTGCGATACGTCATATCATTGTGATCCGCCGGTCTGGGAAGGCACGGTCGGCTATTACGATCTGTCGATTGCGCTGGGCCGAGACGATTACGGAAACTGCATTATCACCGTAACCTCGGACGGTGAGGAGCAAGAACCAGTTGCGGTGACCGGCTGTGCGGATTTGTCGGCGAGCGTCACGCTGCCAAATGGCGATCTGATTGAGGTTAGATGCAAGCAGTGTGACTGCGAAGAAATACCTCCCATAATCGGTGATTGCATTTGCGGCCGACCAATGGGTGAAACGCTCAGGTTGCTTTGGTCATCTGGAAACGGTACGCATGGATCAGCAGCAAGAGAGTTTTTGCTGTATTATGGAATGCAGGACGAAGATGGGATCAGTTGCGAGCCGTGGTCGCCTAGTGCTTTTCCGGGATATCGCGGAAGCGTTTCAGGAACGTTTCCGTTGCCGATGGGTGGCACTCGGTCAGACACACTTGAAGTGATTCTAGTTTGCGAGTGTATCGGATGCACTTATTGCATATACTACCGGTGGCTGGAGGGCGACACGCCTACAACGTGGTATCAGCTCGCTTACACTGTGTCGAGTTGTGACTGCCCAGCGATATTAGACGTGATCGACGGGTTCACCTCTGGCAATCCATTCGGCTATCAGATTTCGGACGTTACGGTCTACGAACTGGAAAGCAACTGCTGATGTTACGACTGATCGGCGTTTTGTTTCTGGCTGTTGTCGCACAGTTTATTGTGCATGGATGGTCCGAGTTTGCGGCAGCCAGCGGAGATCATGCAGTGCAGTTATGGAAAAATGACCTCGCCCGATTAGCGGAGAAGGCTGGCCGTGAGTGACTGTCAGTGCGAACTGTCTGGATTTTGCAGCGTGCGAAACGTCGCATTGAAGGTGACGCACCAGATGATTTGCCGGGAAAACAAGCCGCGAATTGACGCGATGCTGGCAGGTCAAAAGTGGGTCAATCCGCAGGCAAAGAAGGCTCCGCAGCGCAAGCCATGTAACACGGCGAAGCGTGGGCGATGCACCGACTGCTCCGACGCTGGCACACTCATGATGGCAGCGATTCAAGCTGACACGGGTCAGCCTGTTTCGTGCGGGAGTTGCAAGACCTACCTGTTGTCACTCAATCGCATGTCCGCACACGATCATGCGGCCATCGTCCAGAAACTCTACGCGGAAATCTCATGGCCTCCATCATGGCGAGCTAAACACGGTGATAAAGAAGGCCAGCGAAAACGGATCGGTGAAATCGTTTCGAGTGCTTTGGCAGTAGCCACGACGACTTGCGCAACGACGAGGCCAAAGCCAGCCCGCAGAGCAGTAG